AAAATATATGCTAAAATTCACAACTCTGCAGACAAAGAAACATTTGACGATAAACAATGGACTCCATTGGAATTAAAAGACAATATCGACAGGTTTAGTAATGAAAATGCTGACATCATTGAATATACGTATGGATTACCTCAATACCCTGAAACATATGAAAATCTTACTGGTGAATTCACAACAATAAGCGGAAACAATGTTGTACAAGCTGTCGTTGATCCTTCGGCTAGTGTTATAGCCGGCGATTTGGTTAAAATCTATAATCCTCTATTGCCTGATAATCATGAAGTTTTTGTTGTTGCATCATCGAATTCTACATCAATCAGTGTAAACAAAGATATAAGCAATTTAAATATTGTAGGAAGTGTTTACGTTGATAGAATGAAATACAAAGGCACTGCCTGGAACAATATAGCAAATGATGATATTTCAAGATATGTAAATTCAGCATCTGCGGAATTCGATACATTTAATACTATGCAACTTAAAATAGTATTCTACTCTGACAATTCATATAGTGTTCCGAAAGTAGAACAAATTCAAGCTATAGGCGTTTCTGCATAATGGAAGATATTAAATATAAAAAGAATCCAGACAATGGTGTAATAATAAATAATGATATTAGTGATTATCAAAAAATTCTTCAAATGAGAAAAAATAAAAAAGTACAAAACGATTTGACAAACACTATTGAAAATCTCACTAGAGACATACAAACAATTAAAGATTTTTTAGGAATTAAAGACTAATGTCTAAGAATACATCAAATACGGATATAATTGTAGACACATGGGAAATAGCTCTATTAAAACTTAATAGTCTCCTGTATTCATTATCGACTGAAATTATAACTGCAAACACAACATATGCGAATACTGGTAATACTAGTGTAGCTCGTACTTCACAATTGTGGGGCACGTTTGGTTCAAATACTATTGTTGTTGGTGATGTGCTACGTGGTGGGAATGTAAATGGTTTATCAGCGAATTTAAACATTAACAGTAATGTTAATGTAACAAATGCTACATCTAGTGTTATAAACATATTAGTATCTAATAGTACTTCTTTGTCTACTTTAACACCAACATCATTATCCATTGGGAATACTACTTCTAATACATTCAGTAATACTAGTACTATTATAACACAAAGCAACACAACTGTCAACACAAATATTACGAGTTCGCTAATAAAGGTTGAGAATGCTACGTCATCTGCTAATATAACATCTGGCTCGTTTAGTACAGGTTTATTTTTAGCTAATACGAGTGTAATATCAATTGGTGCTAATGTGGTATCTAATACTACAACGATAAGAGTCAACGGTGAATCTGTTAATACGGTTATCAATTCAACCAAAGTATTTCTTGGTAATAGTACTTCTAATTCTACATTAACTCAGATAAGTCTTGGCGTAGCAAATGCTACTCATAATACTAATATTACACCAAATTCTATTAATACGGGCAACGCTACTTCGAACAGTGTATTAAGTCAATCACTCGTGTCAGTATCGAATTCTACATCGAACACAATTATTACTCCAGCCACAATTACTGTCGGCAATAGTACTATCAATTTAGCCGTATCACAAAACACTATTAGTGGTGCTTTCAGAGCAGTTGATGCTGTGGCAATGTCGAATACTTTAGCAGTAACTGGCGCTACCACATTATCAAATACTTTAATAGTTACAGGCACAGCAACATTTAACGGGGATGCTATATTAGGTGATGCTGTAACCGACACTATTACAGTAACTTCTAGAATTGGTTCTAATGTAGATCCAGTATCTAGTATCCTCAATTTCGGTTCTACTACTAGAAGATGGAATGTAAATTCTAACAACATAAATTCTAGTGGAACACTAGTAGTAACTGGCACAGCAACTCTTTCTAATACTTTAAATGTAACCGGGTTTGCAAATGTTCAGTCAACATTACAAGTTGGTACTAATTTATCGGTTGGAGCGAATGTGAGTATTGGTGAAACTATACTAATTAAAAGCGATTATTTAATACAGGTTGAATCTAATACTGATATCGGTCTTACTACTGGAAGCGAAGTCTTAGTATATAGATTCCCAAAGAGTGTTTATTCGTCTGGGAAATTTGAAGTACAAATCAAAAACACTGGAAATACTCAAATATCAGAATTTGTACTCGCACATGATGCTACTAACGTATATATTACAGTATACGGAACGATAGCTTCTCCTGCTGCAGCTAATGGTTCTATCTCACCACTTGGCAACTTTTCCGCAAATGTAAATGGTGCTAATGTTGATGTATTACTAACACAAACAAATCCAAATTCTGCGGTGAAAATCGTAGCACATTTAATTAAGTAAGGTTATAGATGGCAAATACTGCATTTAAAATAGACAATGGATTGGTTGTATCTGGTCAATCCGCCGACATCTATTCTCCAGTAAAAATATTTAGTACACTAAATGTGTCTTCATCAGTTACGATTGGTGGGTCTTTAACAGTAACTGGAAACTTAACATACTCTAACACTCAAATTTCAGGTGAGTTGGTTCCAACGTCATCTGGCATACCTCTAGGCAACACCGCAAACAGATTTGATTTATATGCTAGAAATATATATGTTGCAAATAATGTATTGCCGACAGCTAATGGTATTGTTCTAGGTGGAGTTTCCGCAAGATTTGATGGATATTTTACAAACATAAATTCAAATGGTATTATAACAGTTGGCACCACTACATTAAATTCTACATTCTATGCCGCCACCGCGAACAACGCAAATACAGTATTTGGGCTTGGTGCTAATGGTATCGTAGTAAGAACTGGAAGCGGATCAGGCGCCGTTAGAACTCTTCAATCATCCAATGGTATGTCTATAACAAATGCTAATGGTGTTAGTGGTGATCCTACTATGACATTGTTGATACAGGATGGTTTATTTTCTAATACTACTGGCATGTATATTAATGCGTCTGCAATAGCTATTGGTACATTACCAATAACTCATGGTGGTACTGGTAGTACTAGTCAAGCGGGTGCAGCAAATAACATATTACCGGCTCAAGGCGCTCCAGCTATAGGTCAGTTTTTAAGATCAACAGGAAGCGCCGTTGAGTGGGCGGATGGTCCACTTGGATTTACCGGTTCGAAGGGATTTACTGGTTCTCAGGGCACGACAGGATCTGTGGGTTTTACAGGATCTAAAGGTGATATGGGTAACACTGGCTCGACCGGCCCTCAAGGTCCAATAGGATTTACTGGATCAGCATCAACTGTAGTAGGACCGACTGGTCCAACCGGAGCAGGCGGGTCTATAGGATTTACTGGCTCGTTGGGTGCGGTTGGACCGACTGGTCCAACCGGTGGAATAGGACCAGCTGGTTTCACTGGGTCTCAGGGTAATCTTGGGTATATTGGGTCTGCTGGTACAAATGGTACAAATGGGTTCACTGGATCAAAAGGTGATCAAGGAGTTATAGGATATACTGGATCGCGTGGTAATACTGGCTATACTGGTTCGTTAGGTGGGACCGGACCACAGGGAGTACAAGGCGTACAAGGACCACAGGGCGTACAAGGTGTTATAGGTTATACCGGTTCGCGTGGACCTGATAAATTAGTATCTGCTGGTCAAATAGTAAAGTCGGCGACTGGTTCTTTAACTTCTGGCGATACTGGATCCCATATATTAGCTACGACTGCTGGTATTACGCTGACATTACCAACTTCTGCTGTTAATGGAAGTATAATTTCATTATCAAACATAACTACTGGTACTATTACACTTTCATATTCTGGCTCTGCTGGAACAGATGGTCCTACTTCATTAGAAGCTGGTGGTTCGTTGATGTTAATATCTGATGGGAACTCCCCTCCTTTCTGGAGAAAATTCTTCTTCAGTGGTGGTACAGGAATTGCGACTCTTACAGCGAACTATTTACCTAAGGGAAACGGAACCGCTGCTTTCAGTGCTTCACAAATAAATGATAACGGCACTGATATTGGGTTTGGAGTTGTACCCGTCCAACAAAACGGGAAGGCATTCCACTTCTACAATAGCGCAGGCCCTATAGACCTTCGGTTGACGAACAACACAACTGGCACATCATATGACGATGGTGGATTGCTTTCTATGATCGGATCCGATATGCATCTATGGAATATGGAAAATGCGCCATTGATATTCGGAGCGTATAACTCGGAGAAAATGCGTATAGCAAACGATTATGTATTAGTAAATACCACAGCCAGCATAGACTCAGTTTCCTATCTCAAATTACAAGTTCTAGGCGGAATATCGACTAAGATCGGCGGGACAAGTGCTGCCAGCCAAGTCTCGTTTTTTAACAATAATGGTCGGGTTGGGTACATTGGGACTGATGGCACGACCACAACTTATTTTACGTCATCCGATATTCGATTGAAGAAAAACATTACCTACGCAGATGATACAGCTACTATAATTGATAACATCAAGGTCCGTAAATTTGATTGGAAAGTCGATGATAACCACCAACGCTACGGCTTTGTTGCTCAAGAGCTACATACGATATACCCAGAAGCGGTCGGAGTAATGAACGATCCCGAGGCATCGATGTCGGTGGATTACTCTAAACTAGTACCCGTGCTTGTGAAAGAGATACAGTCATTACGTGCACGCGTATCCGCACTTGAAGTGTGATAAGAGAAAAGACAACAGTTCCAGCGAAACAATAAATAGAAAGAATGTTAATTAAAAATTATAGATAGGAAATCGCCTTCTTCTGGGTCGGGTTCTTCGAGTTCTGGTAAAAACCCGCCAACAAACAACCTAGATCAGTAAAATAAACAATTTAATAAAAGAAAGAAAATAAAATGAATAAATTATGGCAAGTGTGGTATGGTACACTATCAAAGGAACAAGTAGATCATCTAGTAGCTATAGGCGAAAGGGCTCCGTTAGGAAATCCTGGTCTTGGTTTTGGCGGAGAATCTAAAAATAATGATGTGCGAAAAACTGAAATCAGTTGGATTCCTAAAAATACACCAGACGGTGATCATGCAGAATTAGTATTAAGACACTATGCAATGGAAGCAAACAAAAATGCATTTGGATTTAATGTCGATGATTTGAGTGATATGCAATATACCAAATATTCTGCAGATTCTGGTGGAAAATATGATTGGCATATTGACACATTCTGGGCAAATCCAACTGCATACGATAGAAAAATTAGCGTTATTGTCCAATTAAGTGACGGAGGCGATTATGAAGGTGGTGATTTTCAAATAGATCCTCAATATGAAAATCCAGATCCAAAACTATTAAGACAAAAAGGAACTGTAATCGTATTTCCATCGTTTCTACCACATAGAGTTACCAAGCTAACAAGCGGTAATAGAATATCATTAGTATCTTGGTTGCAGGGTCCCAAATTTAGATAATGTTCTCTTATAAATAATTAAAATATTGGGATATTTAAATGAGACCTACATCACGAAAAGAATTTAAAGAGTATTGTTTACGTAAACTTGGTGCTCCAGTCATTGAAATTAATGTTGATGATGATCAAGTCGAAGATAGAATAGATGAAGCAATAAGTTATTATTGGGATTATCACTTTGATGGTTCTGATAAGACGTATTATCGTCATCAAATAACTGAGACTGATAGAACTAATAAGTATATTACTCTACCAGAAAATATCATTGGTGCTGTTAGTGTGTTTCCACTTGGTGATCCATCTATAAGCTCTAATGATTTATTTAATATCCAGTATCAGATAGCTTTAAATGATCTTTACACACTAACATCAGTTTCTATGGTTCCATATTATATGACAATGGAACACTTATCGCTTATTAGTGAAATACTGGTAGGTAAAGTTCCAATACGATATACTAGACATAAAAATAGACTTTATATAGACATGGATTGGAATAAAACAATAACTGTTCAATACATATTAGTAGAAGCATATGAAGTAATTAATCCTGATGTTTACATCGATGTGTGGGCTGACAGATGGCTACAAAATTACACCACTGAAAAAATTAAATATCAATGGGGTCAACATCTTACCAAATTTGTTGGAATGTCTCTTCCAGGTGGAGTTCAGTTTAACGGGCAGCAGATTCTGATGGATGCACAACAAGCTATAGAAAAACTAGAATCGGAAATGATAACATCATACTCATTACCGGTCACTGATATGGTAGGATAACTTATATCTAATGAGTAATCTTTACTTTAATAACTACAACAATTCGCAAGAACAGCTTCTCATTGAAAATCTTATCATTGAGAGTATTAATATTTACGGACATGATATTTACTATGTTCCTAGAATTATCATGAATAAAAATGAAGTGTACGGTGAAGATAATGTTTCTGAATATAGAAATCCATATTTCACAACAATGTACATAAGATCATATGACAATTATCAGGGTGATGGTACTTTCTTATCTAAGTTTAATCTAGAAATTAGAGATCAAATGGTGTTCTCTGTTGCACAGAGAGTATTTGCTGAAGAAGTTGGTAATGAAAGTGATCTTATAAGACCTCAAGAAGGTGATCTTATCTGGTCTACAGTGCTTAAAAGACTTTTTGTAGTTATGTACGTTGACAAGAAAGCTATATTTTATCAAATGGGTGCACTTCAGTTGTATGATTTAACATGTGAAGTCTTCGAATATTCAAATGAGAAATTAAGAACTGGTGTAGAAGAGATTGATAGATTAGAAACAAAATATTCATTTGATATAGAAGATCAAGGAATATTAACAAATGACGGATATACTATATCAGACAATCTTGGATATAGTTTGATAAACTCAGAATTTGATCATGATACTCAATTAACAGATTGGTTCTCTGATAATGATGAAATAAGCGAAGAAGCATCTATTATAACAGATTGGTCTACTAGAGATCCTTTCAGTGAAGGAATTTAACTAATGTTTGGTCAAATTTTCACAAATAGATCTATTAGAAAATACGTCATATTTTTTGGTTCATTGTTTGATAATGTATATCTTACGAGGGATAATGCCTCTGGTGAAAGACAACAGACAATGAAAGTTCCACTCAATTATGGACCCAAAGAAAAATTTCTAGCTAGACTAGAAGGCAATCCTGATTTGGATAGAGAAATTGCTCTACAATTACCGAGAATGTCTTTTGAAATAACAAATATGTACTATGATTCTACAAGAAAGCTTTCTTCTGTTGGCATTATTAGATGTCCAGATCCCAATGATAAGAATAAGGCTACTTATAGATATAATCCACTTCCATACAACATTGATTTCGATTTAAATATTATGACGAAAAGTATTGAAGACGGATATAGAATATTAGAAACAATTCTTCCATTCTTTGGACCAGAATTTACTGGCACATTAAAAATATTTGATGATGCGTCATATGATATTCCAGTAGTGCTAAGAAGCACGAATCATACAGATTCATATGAAGGTGAATTTACAACTCGTCGAGCTCTTATATGGACACTGTCATTTACTCTTAAGGGATATCTATTCGGTCCTACTAGAAGTGGTGGAGTTATTAAGCAAGCTGAAATTAGTATTAAAATACCACCAGAATTTTCAATGATAGACGAAACAATGCCGCCATCAGTATTTGTAACCACAACACCTGGTCTGACTGCAAACGGTGAGCCAACTACAGACCCATCAACAACTATTGATAAGAGTTTAATTGGACCAGACGATAACTACGCATATATCGTAGATATAATGGAGACAATATGAAAAAAGATTTAAATAAATCATTAGATTTATCACCCAATGCATATGATACTAAAGATGGTGTGGATAATATTAAAAATGTTCCAGCTATTGTTGATGCAGACTGTGAGGTTGTGAAATCTGAAATTGAAGAAGATATCGACAATAGTAGAAATTCAATTTATGAATTACTTGACATCGCAAACGACGCGATTGCTGACATGGTAGATATTGCTAAACAATCTCAACATCCTAAAGCATATGATACGTTAAACAGTATGCTTAAAACTACAGCAGGTCTTTATAAGGATATACTTGGTGTTCAGAGTAGAAAGAAAGAGTTGATGAACAACACTAACAATCAACCACAATCTCCAGAAACTGATGGTGCTATTCATAACACACAGAATATATTTGTGGGTTCTACGACTGAACTTCAAAATCTTTTAAATGATATGAGAAAGGATAAAGATGGAAGTTAGAGGTTATAACGGTAATCCATTACTCAAAAAGCCAAGACAGAGTCACAATTGGTCACCAGAGCAAGTTAAAGAATGGGTAAAGTGCGCAAATGATCCAATCTATTTCGCGCAGACATACATAAAAATTGTTCACGTTGATCGTGGACTCATTCCAATTGATTTGTATGATTACCAAGAAGAAATCATTAATAAGATAACAAATAACCGTCGAGTTACTGTTGTAACATCTCGTCAGGCCGGTAAGTGTGTCGAAGCTTCAACAGTTATAAATATAAGAAACAAGTTAACCAATAAAATACAACGAATGTCGGTGGGTGAATTTTATGAAATACAAAAAGCACATAGTGAGAATGATACTGAAGATAAGAAATGATATTCATACATTTTCAGATTTAAGAACCATCATCGCAATGCAACAATATGGAATCAAAAGAGTGGTGGGTCGAAGTGATAATATGGCCAGGATAATGAAATCTGGATTATCCTGGCAGCACAGGATCGTGTGGATGAAAAATATAAATTCCTATATAGGTAAGAAGGGTGAAAATGTTGGTTGGTTAACAGTCGTGCATAATGATAATGGTGAATATGCCCATGACACAATTAGTATGAAATCTGAAAGATGGTCGAATAAAAACAACCCCGGCCACAACCATGGTGGTAGACTATCAGTATACTCTAAAAATAATCCAAAATTTAATGCTAAAGCTGCTGAAGTTGCAAAACTAAAAAACAAAGAAAAACAATTAAATGGTTCTTCAATCAGAACACTTCAATATTGGATTAACAAAGGATATCCTATTGAAGAAGCTAAAATCAAACTATCTGAACATCAAACGACATTCAGTCTTAAAAAATGCATAGGTGAACATGGTAAAGAGATGGGTCTTGAGAGATGGAATGAACGCCAAACCAGGTGGCTGAATACACTTAACAACAAAACACAAGACGAAATTGATGCAATTAATATTAAAAAGGCATCAAAAATAAATTATAGAACATTGTGGTCGAATAAAATTGATCATCCAGGAAGACTTTATTTAATAAAAATTGGTGATAATCTAAAAATAGGTATTACTACAAAAACTATAAATGAAAGATTCTCGCGATGCGGGCTTGAATACAATATTATTGTAGATGATGAAATGAATATTGGTAAGGCGTTTGAGCTTGAGCAACTTACATTAAGAATATTTAAGAATTACAGATTTTCCACTAAAGTAACTACAGAAAATTTTAAATATGAATGTTTATCAGAACTATTAATTTTTTTAGAAAAAAATTCTCAAAGAAGTTACGAATCATTAAATGAAGAATTAAGAAACATAATAAGAGAAAACAATGCATAAACTTTCAGAAACAGTAGAGCGCAAATTTGTAGCATCTTTTGATGTTGATGAATGGGAAATTGAAACTGATACTGGTTGGGAAGACATTTCAGCTATCCATAAAACTATAGTATATGATGAATGGAAAATTGAAACATCATCCGGTAAAAAATTAATGTGTGCTGATAATCATATCCTTTTTGATGAAAATTTAAACGAAATATTTACTAAGAACTGTAAACCAAAAGTAACTCATATTATGACTAAAGATGGTCCAGAATTGGTATTTAAGTGTAATAAAACTGAAAAATCATCTAATATGTATGATATTACTGTAGACAGCGACAATCATAGATTCTATACTAATGATATTTTAAGTCACAATACTACAACTGCAGCATGTGTGATTCTCCATTATATATTATTTAACGAAGTAAAGCTTGTGGCTTTACTTGCACAGAAGGGTGATGCTGCTCGAGAAATTTTAGACCGTGTTAAGTTATCATATGAATCTTTACCTGACTGGTTACAACAAGGTGTTGTTTCTTGGAACAAGGGTTCTATTGAATTAGAAAATGGTTGTAAAGTTATTGCAGCTGCTACATCATCTTCAGCTATTCGTGGTAAATCTGTTAACCTATTGTACATTGATGAATGTGTAGAAGGCAATTCTTTTGTGTGTGTAGAAATTAAAGATAGATATTTTTATTCTAAAATTGCAGATTTTATAAATATAAATGAAAGCGACTTCATCAATAAGATTGTGAATAATATGAGTGCAGCAATTTATAAAACTATCAATAAAATAAACGGTAAAGAATATGTAGGTTTACATAGAATATCATCTCCAGATATTCTATACGAGATGAGTGAAAGTGGGTCAATTTTTTCCGATGGATATCTAGGGTCTGGTATTAGAATAAAAGATGCTATAGTAAAATATGGCCCAGAAAATATGAGACAAGAACTAATATTCTTTTCGGATGATATTAATAAAGTTTCAAATTACGAAGAAATGATAGTTACAAAGGAATACGTAAAGAATGATAATACTTATAATCTCAAAGTAGGTGGATTAAATTACATCTTAACAGAAACACAGAGGTTGAGTAAGGGTGATAAAATAAAGCATTGGATTCGTAATAACCCAGAAAAACATAAAGAAAGAATGGATAAAATTAATAAAAATCCAGACAAGATTGCTAAAACTGCGGCCAAACATAGTGGTATGAAAAGATCAGCCGAAACAATAAAAAATATATCTGAATCATTGAAGGGCAGTATCCCATATAACTTAGGTAAGAAATATATGCACAATTCCGTCACCGGTGAGATACAGGAATTTGACAGTGAATTACCAGCCGGTTGGAAATTAGGGACTGGGTGTTCTAATGGGCCTAAAAATAAAAAAGCTTATTTTAATTCTGAAACTCTTCAAATTAAGTTTTACGTTGAAGACTCCGAACCGTTTGGTTGGAGTCTAGGAAGAAAATGAAAATCTTAGGTATTGAAGAGTTTGTAGAATTTGAAGGGTTTAAAGAAACTGGAATTAAAAGATGTCTAAAAATTATTTTTTTAGACGGATCAAATTTCACGTGTTCAGAAAATCATGCAATAAAGATATCTGATAATAAAGAGTGGTCTTTAGCAAGAGAACTGATTGTAGGCGATGATCTTAACAGTAAGTCTATAAAAAGTATAGAATCAGTAGGGAATACTCAAACATATTCTCCAATAAATGTTGGAACAGACTTTACTTATTATTCATCTGGTTTTTACAATCACAATTGTGCGTTTGTCGAAAACTGGGATGAGTTCTTTGCAGCTGTTTTTCCAACAATTTCTTCTGGTAAAACAACAAAAATTCTATTCACGTCTACTCCTAATGGATTAAATCACTTCTATAAGACTTGTATGGGTGCTAGAGATGGTTCTAATGGTTACCAATATGTTGAAGTGCCGTGGCAACAAGTTCCTGGTAGAGATGAAGAGTGGAGAAAAGAAACGCTCGCGGCTATGGACTTTGATCTTGAGAAATTTGCTCAGGAATTCGAATGTGTAGCTGGTGATAGTATGATAGATATTATGAACATAGAAACTAATGAAGTATTCAACATACCAATATCTAGCTTTTATAATTGGGTAATGTTGGAAAATTCATAATTAATAAATATTTTAGACAAAAGAGGTATTAGGTGTGAAGACTTCACGTAAGTATATGATACTCACACCAACTGGGTGGAGTAATTTTTCTGGAATAAGAAGAAAACACTCTACTAATGTTATTAAAATTGATGACGGCATCGCGACATTAAAGTGTACAAAAGATCATCTAATTAAAATAGATGGAAACTTTACACAAGCTCAACATCTAATTGAAAAATTTACAATAACAGATGAATCTTCTCAAGATGTATACGATATCTTAGATGTCGAATTAAATAACGAATATATTACAAATGGATTTATTAGCCACAATTGTGCATGGCTTGGTAGTTCTGGTACACTGATATCTGGTGCTGTACTAAAAACTCTAGTTGGTCAAATTCCAATTAAAGCTCACGATGGGCTTAAAATGTATTTCGAACCAGACCCGCTTAGAAAATATACCATGACTGTAGATACGTCACAGGGCAAGGGTTTAGACTATTCTTCGATACAAATCATAGATATAACTGAAATGCCATACCAACAGGTATGTACTTTTAAAAACAATCTCATGACGCCAGGCGATTTCTCTGAATTAATTTTCAGAATGAGTAAGACATATCACGATGCTACCATATTGATAGAATTAAATGATGTAGGACATACAGTCGCAGAGACCATCTATAATGAATATGAAGCAGAAACTCTAATTTCAACTGAAAGTGCTGGAGCTAGAGGTAAAAGAATATCAGCTGGATTTGGTAAATCATCAGAGAAGGGTATTAGAGTATCAAAATCTGTTAAAGGATTAGGTTGTTCTGTACTTAAATTGTTGATAGAACAGCGCCAACTTATCATTAACGATCATGATACTATTCATGAATTGTCACGATTTTCTAAAAAGGCCAATTCCTATGAAGCAGAATCTGGAGCACATGACGATTTAGTTATGCCTCTAGTCATATTTGCATGGATGACTGATCAGCAATACTTTAAAGATCTTACAGACATAAATACTCTAATGAAACTCAGAGATAAAACTGAAGATCAGTTGATGAATGAACTAAGTGGATTTGGATTTGTGGACGATGGAAGTTCGTATCATCAAGAAGAAGATACAATAATTGATATGACAACTGACTTTCGTCAAGAGTTCCGCGGGCTTTTTTAAGCCACGTTTATTATAAATATTAAAATAAATCACAATAAACAAACGCCTTTCGTAGGGAGATTAAGATGCCGTTTCAAGTTAGTCCTGGAATTAATACAAGTGAAATTGATCTTACAACATCAGTACCAGCGGTTGCTACAACCGAAGCTGGCATAGGTGGTGTATTTAACTGGGGTCCAGTTGGCAAGATTACTTCAATTAATTCAGAAAATTCATTAGTTGCTAGATATGGCAAACCAACCAACGAAAATTACGAAACATTCTTTAGTGCTGCGAACTTCTTAGCATATTCGAGTAGTTTGTATGTTAGTCGTGCTGCTGTAACAACTGGTGATGATGTTACAGTTTCAGTAGATCTTGGTGGTAATACCACAATATTAATTGATGCTATTAGCACTGGTATCGCGAATGCTCAAAGTGTTTATGGTGCTGGTATCGTAGACGGAACTACAGTTTCTGGTCTTACATCTAATGCTACACATACAACTATAACCCTGAGTGCTAATGCAACTCTTGGTAATTCTTCGGTGTCAAGTACACAGAGCGTTAATTTCTTTGATACAAATCTTTCTTTCAATGCCGTAGCAAATTCTACAATTGCAGTTGACAGAAAAGACTATATTGTTAAAAATCTTGATGATTTTGAAAATGTTACTATACCATCTGGCGTAGAATATGTAACTAAATATCCAGGCAATCTTGGTAATTCACTTAAGATTTCTGTATGTGATACGGTTGATCAGTATAGTTCAGTTGTAAATCCATTTGCATTAGTGGGATATACAAACACTTCAATAATTCCAGGCTCATCTGGTATCGATATTGCCGTTAATTCTACTACTGCTAACGTTTACATTTCAAACTCTGCAACACTGGCCTTCGCTACTACATACACTGCTGCTGGTGCATTAAAAAATTCATTTATTGTTGGTGATTATATCGAAGTTGGTAATACCACTATCGGTAAACAAACACTTAAAATTAAAACTGTTGGTGCTCTACAAAATACCAATCCATTGTCACCAACAGGTACATCGTATTTTAATCTGGAAGTTGAAACACCATTCAGTAAATCTACCAATTGGACAGATACTAGTGTTACACGTAAGTGGGAATATTACAACTTAGTTGATAGTGCACCAGGAATATCAGAAACTGTATCTGATCTTAATATTTCGGTAGTAGATCAAATAAGTGCTGTTGTTGTTGACGAAGATGGTAAGTTTTCTGGTTCTAGTGGAACCGTTCTTGAAGTATTCCAAAATCTTTCAAGAGCTACTGATTCTAGAAATTCAGACGGTACTTCAAATTATTATAAAACTGTAATAAATGACAATTCTAAATATGTTTGGGTTGCAAACGCAACTGCAGATGCACCTGTTGCTGTAGCAACGGCCATTGCAAATTCTACAAGAGCTGCACCATATACAAAATCATTTGGTGGTGGTACTAATGGGGTTTCAGAAGGTAGTACTTCAATGGCAGCATTAGCCAATGCATATGATCTCTTTGCAGATTCAAAAAGCGTTGATGTATCGCTTCTAATTACAGGTAAATCTATTAATGGTGCACAATTAGCCAACTATATAATAGATAATGTTGCAGAGGTTCGCAAGGATTGTGTTGTATTTGTATCACCAGAAAGAGACGATGTCGTTGGAACTGGAGTTGAGGGTCAACAGGCTGATAATTCAATTGCATTTAGAAACACTATGAGATCATCATCTTATGCATTCCTTGACAGTGGATATAAGAAACAATACGACAAATATAATGACGTATTTAGATTCATTCCATTAAACGGTGATATTGCCGGTCTTGCTGCAAGAACCGATGATGTTAGAGATGCGTGGTTTTCGCCAGCTGGATTTAGCAGAGGACAAATCAAGAATATATTTAGTCTTGCATGGAATCCTAATCAGGTTGAGAGAGATAATCTCTATAGAGCTGATGTTAATCCAGTAGTATCATTCCAAGGACAGGGTACTATTCTATATGGAGATAAAACTGCATTAGGTAAACCAAGTGCATTCGATAGAATCAACGTTCGTAGATTGTTTATTGTTCTTGAAAAGGCAATTGCAAATGCATCACAATCAACATTGTTTGAATTCAACGACGAATTTACAAGAGCTCAGTTTAAGAACTTGGTTGAACCATTCTTAAGAGATGTTCAAGGTCGTCGTGGCATTTATGATTTCAGAGTAGTCTGTGACGAAACAAACAATACAGAAGAAGTTATTGATACTAATAGATTTGTTGGTGATATCTATATCAAACCAGCAAGATCTATCAACTTCATCCAACTTAATTTTGTATCGGTTAGAAGTGGTGTAGAATTTACAGAAATCGTAGGTCGTTTCTAAACATATAAATAAATTTAAGAATTAAATAAGTAGGAGAGTCATAATATGGCATTTAATATTAACGACATCAGAAGTCAATTAACATATGATGGCGCTAGACAGAATCTATTCCAGGTTCAAATTACCAATAGAGGTAATTCTGTTGCAGATTTAAAAGTGCCATTTATGGTACAGGCAGCGTCTTTGCCTGCTTCTAATCTTGGAACTATACAGGTACCATATTTCGGAAGAATGATGAAGTTGGCTGGTGATAGAACATACGATCCATGGGTTGTAACTATCATCAACGATGAAGACTTTCTTGTAAGAAATGCTATGGAGGAGTGGTCTAATAAAATTAATCGTTTCGAAGGAAACATTAGAGATATTAGAAACTATAAGTCGCAGGCTCAAGTAATTCAATATGCTAAAGATGGAAAAGTCTTAAGAGTATATGAGTTTAATGGTCTCTTTCCATCAGTAATTTCACCAATCGATCTTGGATGGGACTTGAATGATTCTTATGAATTATTCCAAGTAGAATTCCAATATGATAATTGGGAAGTTAAAGGCGGAACGACTGGTAACGCCGGCGGAAAATAATGAGAGGGATTAATTTCCCTTTCATTTAATTTAATGAATTATAATGTACAACATCGTAATGTTAGAAATTTGGGAGAAAGATAATCAACTTTTTTGGTTTTGAAATTAAAAGAAAAGAAGAAGAACCTCTATCGTTTGCCACTCCGCAAACTGATGATGGGGCAGTTGTTGTTTCAGAAGGTGGAATCTATGGCACATATGTTGACATGGAAGGAAGCATTAAGTCTGAAGCAGAGCTTATAACAAAATATAGAGATATGGCAAGTCATACAGAAGTTGATATTGCCATAGATCACATTGTGAATGACGTGATTGTTCAAGAACCTGAAACTAAGAGTGTTTCCATCTTCTTAGATGAAATAGAATATTCTGAAAGCATTAAAAAGAAAATGTCGGAAGAGTTTGAAGAGATTTTGCGTCTGCTTCAATTTAATGAATTATCTTATGACACATTCAGAAGATGGTACATCGATGGTAGATTATATTATCACTGTATTGTAGATGAATCTAATCCACTAAACGGTATTACAGAACTTCGTTACGTAGACCCAAGAAAAATAAGAAAAATTCGTTCATATGAAGATAAGCGTTCTTCAGCTGGTGTATCATTCAAGAGAACTAAGAGTGAATACTACATTTACAACGAAAAGGGTTTTGCAAAAACGAGCGGCAACCAAGCAGTCCCGTCGAATAACTCAGCAACTGGTTTAAAGCTTGCTAAAGATTCTATTATTCATTGCACATCCGGTCTTACAAGCAACAATGGTGATTTAGTATTAGGTCATCTACACCAAGCGATTAAGCCACTTAATCAGCTCAAAAGTTTAGAAGATTCTCTAGTTATCTATAGAATTTCTAGAGCACCAGAAAGAAGAGTGTTCTATATTGATGTTGGTAATCTACCAAAATTAAAAGCTGAACAATATGTTCGTGACTTAATGACTAAGTTTAAAAATAAAATCGTATACGATCAAGAAACTGGTCAAATTCGTGATACTCGTAAATTTATGACTATGTTAGAAGACTTTTGGTTGCCTAGAAGAGAAGGTGGTAAGGGTACTGAAATTACAACACTTCCTGGTGGTGAAAATCTTGGTCAGATAGATGATATTCTATATTTCCAAAAACTTCTTTACAAATCACTTAAAGTTCCAACGTCTAGATTAGATTCAGATGTTAATTTTAATCTTGGTAGATCAAGCGAAATAAGTAGAGATGAAGTTAACTTTGGTAAATTTATTCAGAGACTTAGAAACAAGTTTTCAGTACTATTCTTAAGAATACTTGAAAGACAGCTTATTCTTAAGAACATTATTACTCCAGAAGACTGGGATTCTATTAAAGATAATATATCTTTTAGATATGCTCAAGATAACTACTATGCTGAACTAAAAGAACAAGAAGTATTACGTGAACGTATAACATTGCTTAGAGATATAGATGATTATGCTGGCAAGTATTACTCACACATTTGGATCAGAAAACAAGTTCTTAGACAAGCTGAAGATGAAATCGATAAAATCGATGAACAGATTGAAGAAGAAAGAAATGATCCGCAATATAATCCGCCAATTATGCCAGGTGAAGAGCCAGATGGTGGAGGCGATCCGCCACAGGGCCCGCCTCAGTAATTGCAAACCAAAAGATTATAAATATATTTAAAAGAAGGACATAACGATGCCAACCACTAAAGATTTACTTCAACTTGCTGTTTCAGGCGATGCTATTGGATTCACTAAAACATATGGTGAAATAATGGACGAAAAAATTGCTGATGCTGTTGAAGTTAGAAAGCTTGAAATCGCTGACAGTATTTATGGTTCTGAAGAAGTTGTCGAACAATTCGAAGATGAAGATTTGGACGAAAGTTTAGATCATGATCTCGATTTAGAAGATCTTGATATTGATATTGATGCCGAATTAGAAATCGACGAAGATCTAGAGGAACTAGAAGACAATGACTAAGTCCATTAAAGATTTTTTTGAAGTGTATAGTCCTAAGCCAAAGGGTGAAAAACGCTTTGTGGATAAACACGTTGTGATCAAACATAAAGATAAAAATGGTAATGGTGACGATGTATTTAAGGCTACTAATGTGAAAGGTGTCGAAAGATCACCGAATCATGGTTATAATCCTGGCGAAGATGAGAAAGTTTATGAAGGACTCGATGAAATCATCGTCGGAGTTAAAGCATATTTTGAAGAACTCGGTGAAGATATCTCTGACGATGACGCTAAAATATTTGCTGAAAACCTATACGACGATCTTATTACTGACCTTGCTGAAGCATGCTCTGGAACCGAAGAAGCTTTAGATGAATTGTCTAAGGGGACTTTAGGAAATTATATTAAGGGTGCTTCGGATGAAGCAGTTGGTGATGCAAGTAGCGCTGGAAGTTGGCACAGGGCAAAAAAAGATACTAAAGTATTACAAAGACTTAAAGGTATTTCTAAAGCTACTGATAAACTTACCAAAGAAGATGTAATTAATAATTTCGTTACAGATAAAGTTAAAACTGCTGTATTAGAAACAATATCTAATGAAAACAAATTAAGAGCTAATCTTGAAGAGCATATTTCACAAACACACATCAACAAAATTCTTGAATTGTTTTCTGAATTAAATGAAGACAACCAAATTCTTATGTTGAATCATTTAATAGATGAAGAATCTATCAATGATGTGTTAAACTTCATCATAGAAAACAACGATACTGATGAGGATGTAACAAATGACGATTAATATCACATCGAATAAAAAGAATCTTTCAGCTGCAGTTCATCTTAACGCAAATGCTACTATCGTAGTAACTGGAAACAGCACTACTATTACAGCTAATAGTACTATTAGCTCTATAGCAATTTCTGATGAAAATCTTACCGGAGCAACTATTACACAAACATTTGCTGGTTGCGATGGAACTGGTCACATAAGAATAGAAAGAGGTGGCGAAGTTGTTGCCATATATGACTCCACTGGATGGTATGATTATGCCGGTTCTGGTATGTCTATGAATGTTAATAAGACCGCTAACGTTAACGTTACATTTGTTGGTTCTTCTAACTGTTATGTTTTCTTTGAATTACAAAAAGAAGGTACATTTACTAGTGAATATCTAGTAGGTTAATGGGATGACGAATATGAAATTAATCACCGAAGTCAATCAAGACATTGAAATTGTCACAGAAGAATTGAATGAGGGCAAAGAGAAAAACCTTTATATTAAAGGCATATTTCTCCAGTCGGCCATTCAAAACAGAAACGGTCGAGTTTATCCAGAAGAAATAATGGACAACGAAGTCGGAAGATATATCAACGAAAGCATAGACAAGAAACGTGCTATGGGCGAGCTAGGTCATCCATCTGGTCCATCTATAAATTTAGATAAAGTTTCTCATGTTATTACTGAACTAAAGAAGATCGGTACTAATTGGCATGGTGTTGCAAAAATCACCAATACACCAATGGGTGATATTGCTAGAGGATTAATAGAATCTGGTGTATCACTGGGAGTATCTTCAAGAGGTATGGGTTCAATTAAAGCCAATAGTAAAGGCATTAATGAGGTACAAAACGATTTTAAATTGGCTACAGCAGCAGACATTGTTGCAGATCCATCAGCACCTGACGCGTTTGTTAATGGTATTATGGAAGGTGTAGAATGGGTTTGGAAAAACAATGTTCTAGTCGCAGAGAAAATAGAAGAAGAAATCGAACAGGCTGTGGCATCTAGAACACTAAATGAGAATGCTAAGCTTAAATTATTCAGAAAATACGTAAACAGTATTTAAAAAATTAGATTTTAATAAATAAAATATAAATTACCCAAAGGAGTACAAAATGGATCCAGTAGATAACACACTTCCTAATGAAGAAGCAGAAGACATTTCTTCAATAGAAGAAGGCACTGCTGCAGCAGAAACACTAAAGCCGGGCGGTGGGTCAGGTGCTTCAGAATCAAAAGCTAAGATGCTAGATACTTTTGTATCTTTGATGTCTCAGCTTGGTAAAGAAGATCTTTCAAAATTTATGAACGATGCTCTTGCACAAATTGGTAAAGAAGCAGACAAGGTTCCAGACGGAGCAGCTGCATCTAATAAAAATAGTATTTCAGCAAAAGCTTCTGCAGCTAAAGCTGTTAAAGAAGATCTTGATGAATTCCTTGGTGAAGAAGAAGATTTCACTGAAGATTTTAAAGAAAAAGCATCTACACTCTTTGAAGCTGCTGTTAATACTAGAATCAATTTGGAAACAGTTCGTCTTGAAGAAGAATTTGCTGATAAAGAAATTGAATTAAGAGAGCAACTTGAAGCTGATCTGCAAGAAAACGCAAATACAATTTTTGAACAACTAACTGAAAAGTTAGACCAGTATCTAAACTATAATGTGGAAACATATATGGAAGAAAATACTGTTGAACTTGAATCACAACTTCGCAACGAAATTGCTGAAAACTTTATTTATGGATTACAAAATCTATTCGCTGAAAGTTTTATTAAAGTTCCAGAAGATAAGATTGATATCCTCGGTGAAATGAAAGCTGAAATCGCCGATCTTAAAGAAAAATTGAACGAAACAATTAATACTAAGATTGAACTTGAAAGAGTTGTCGAAGATAATAATAAAAAGAATATCGTTGATGCTATTTCAGCCGATCTAGTAGATACACAAAGAGAAAAAATGGCTTCACTTGCTGAAGGTCTAGAATATGCCGACAGTGACGGTTTCAAGAAAAAGCTTGAAATCATCAAAGAAAGTTATTTTGGTAAGAAAGCAACTTCAGCAAAAACCGGTATGATCACTGAAGAAATCGACGGTGAAGTTGGTTCTACTGAAGAAGAAGTTAATACTACCCCAGAGATGCAGCGCTACCTAGCACAAGCTTCTAAGGGTGCAAAATAATAATTTAATAAATAATTAAAACCAGCTAAAATGGTTAATTAAGGAGAAGTAATAAATGTCGTATCTAGCCGAAGAAATTCAAAATAAGTGGAAGCCGCTTCTAGAAGCAGAAGGCCTTTCGCCAATTAAAGACGCGCACAGACGTGCCGTTACTGCACAGCTTTTAGAAAATACTGAAAAATCTCTTAATGAGGGCCGTCACGAATTTCTATCAGAAGCTGCGCCAACAAACGCAACAGGTTCAGCAGTCGATAACTTTGACCCAGTACTTATTTCACTGGTTCGCCGTTCGATGCCTAACCTGATCGCTTATGATATCTGTGGTGTTCAGCCAATGACTGGTCCAACCGGTCTTATCTTTGCTCTCAGAGCACGCTACGACGGTCAAGCCGGTGCTGAAACATTCTACAACGAAGTTGATACTGCACATGCAGGTCGTGGTGGTGCTAATGCATCTCCTACCGATGCTGGTTACGCAACAGCAAACGTTGTTGGTGGTCAAGCTACAAACGTAGGTACCGTTCCTGGTTCTGCTAACAACGTTGGTGCTAATACATACAACTTCGGTGGTGGTGTTCAGACCGCTCTTGCTGAAGGTCTTGGATCTAACACAACTGCTATCTTCCCAGAAATGGCGATCAGCATTGAGAAGGTTACAGTTTCTGCAAAGTCAAAAGCTCTAAAAGCTGATTACTCGCTTGAACTAGCACAAGACATGAAAGCAATTCACGGTCTTGACGCTGAAACCGAACTATCGAATATCCTTTCGGCAGAAGTTCTTTCAGAAATCAACCGTGAAGTGGTTAGAACTATTCTAACAACTGCTGAACGTGGTGCTACTGAAGGTACAACCAATGCTGGTGTATTCGACCTTGATACAGACGCAAACGGCCGTTGGTCAGTTGAAAAATTCAAGGGTCTTCTTTTCCAGATTGAAAGAGAAGCTAATGCGGTAGCTAAGGGTACCAGACGTGGTAAGGGTAATATCATCATCTGTTCTTCAGATGTTGCTTCTGCTCTAACAATGGCTGGTGTTCTGGATTATACTCCAGCTCTTGCTAATTCACTTGAAGTTGATGATACTGGTAATACTTTTGCTGGTGTTCTTAATGGTAGAATGAAAGTTTACATCGATCCATACACAACAGGCAACTATCTAGTTGTTGGTTATAAAGGTGCTTCACCTATGGATGCTGGTTTATTCTACTGCCCATATGTTCCCCTTCAGATGGTTCGTGCGGTTGATCCTAACACATTCCAACCAAAAATCGGGTTTAAAACTCGTTATGGTATGGTAGCAAATCCTTTTGCTGAAGGTCTTAATGAAGGTCTTGGTAGATTAGAACAGGATAGCAATAAATATTATCGTAGACTTATTGTTACGAATTTGATGTGATTGGTTATAATTAACTTGGTGTAATATCAATAATAACAAAAATAAAAAATAAACTAGAGGGACTTCGGTCCCTCTTTTTTTGTAAGAAGCCAGATTTAATAAATAATAAATAAATATAAAAAGGCGAGTGTTCATGGATTTACAATTACTTATAGAAAACTACTTACTACTTGAAAACGCGAAAAGAATAGATTTTCTAAACGATCACTTTAAAGATGGATTTGATACTAGTCACGATACGCTTGCTAAACATACAGAGACAAAGGATATCATTAATCACTTTGCAAAGAAAGCTGATCCTACTTCTAATAAATCGCATAGTCAATGGGTTCTAAATCAGTATAAGCAAGGAAACATCCGTCAAGAAGATGCTGGCAGTATCAAGAAAACATTAAAAGATTTTGATAAATCTAAAGATCATCTCGAAAAGAAAGATATCAATCAATATAAACATGTTGCTGATTTAAGAGATGCTGTTGTTTCTAAAGTACAAATTGCTAACGACAAAGAAAAAGAGAAGAAGAAACTTGCTGATAATAAAGGCGAAGATCTTCACCAATTATATGACAAAGATGGAGTAACTGGTTTTAAAATACCGAATAGAGAATCATCTATTCGTAATTATGGTGCTAATGGTACTAAATCCAAAACAAATTGGTGTACAGCAGCAAATTCAACAAACAATATGTTTAACCACTATAAGGGTGGTAAGTACACTATGCATTTTCCTAATGGACATGTTCTCCAATTTCACCATCAATCAAGACAGATTATGGATGAAAAAGATGTACCTGTAGATTCAAACGATCCCAGATATCATGACAACCTGAATCATGTTAATGATTTCTTAAATCACACGCATGAATTAGAGAAACACCCAGATACAAATCTTAAAGACAAGTATAAAAGATATAGCCCTGAAGAATCCAATGAACATATGAACAGACTTGTTAAAGGCGAGTCTAACTATCAACATGAGAATGCTTTAGACAATATAATTTCTAATAATAAATTGTCTAAAGAACATGTCGCGGCGCTGACAGATCATAATGGTAATTATAATCTGGAAAAGCATTATAACAAATATCTTAAAAAGAATCCTCATGTTAATGCAAACGGCATACCCGAGGATGATTGGAAACACTTAGCTGCAAATGAGCACAGAAGTTCTGATATGCTCCATCATGAACTAGACAATCTTGATAAATATCATCCAAATGCATCTTCGAATAATCGCATTAATGACTATGCTACAACAATTCAAAGCGCCCATAATAGAAATGATGATCATCTAACAAAAATATTAAATAACCCCAAATTTACGGATTCTTTGACAGGGGCGGTGTTTGATACTAATGCAAAAAATGTATCTCATACAAATCAAGAAAAATACGCATCGATGTCACCAGAAAATACTAAAAGAGTTTTAAACAATCAAAAAGACATAAGTCCAAAATTATTAGACGTTGGGTCGAAGGAATATCCAGAAGAATTTTCTAAACATATGATGAAGCCCGAATCTGCCGACAATTTACATCAACATCACTTTGAAAATATATTAAAATCGGGTGATGAGTTGTTAAATAGAAATCCTAATGATCATGACACACATCACACTATATCAAATATTACTAATCATATATTACACACTAAAAACCCAGAGGCCGATGGATATAAAGCATCAGCAGTGAATTTATTTCATAATATGCTTTCACATGATAAAAATAAAGAGAAGCTGTACTCCAATCACGCTTCTAATTCGGTTCTCACGTCAAATAAACTTAGTAAAGATGACGTAAATTCTTTATGGGATGCTACTAAAGATAACAATCCAGCGAGGTCGGAACTAGCTAAAAACGATAAAATTGATGGAGATAAATTACACGATCATATCGATGGTGGTAATGCCAGGGCTGATATCATAGATAATAAAAACATTAAGGGCGAACATTTAGAAAAGTTAATTAAAGACGCATACAACCCTGAAAGAATACTAGACCATAAGAAATTTGATCATGAAAATATGAATAGATCATTCTCTGACGCTAAAGACCATGGCCTCGTCGGTTCTATGTTGCATCATCCAAAGGTTACACAAACTATGCAAATGAAAGCATTGACAACTCCACATCAACATGCTCACTTAAGTTCATCACCATTCACATCGCCATCAATTTTACATAAATTGGCGGACTCTCCAGTTACATTTATTAGAAAGAATGTCGCACAACATAAAAATACAGACAATGATACGTACAAAAAACTTCTAAATGACAAAGATAGTGAAGTAAGCGAAATTGCAAACAAGAAGGTAAAACACTAATGGATATAGAAATTCACGGCAGAAAAACAGACAAGCACCCGGGTTTTACTCATGAATTTTATGATAAGAGTACTGGTGAACCAATCCTTCATGCTAAAAAGAGTGACTATGGAGACAATATATATTCGTCAGAACCACATAAAGATTTTTTAGCAGCGCATAAACACGTATTATTACCACATCTTATCGGAGACATGTCTAGACATAATCTCAAGCCCGATCATATACGCAATAAAGCATATCAAGCACTCAATAGGGCTTATAAGGAACATTATAGCGCTGATGAACCAAAAACATCATATACACATGAAGGAGTTCATCATTTTAAAAATAGTAATGGTGATAAATTAAAATATGAAAAATATGCGCTTCATGACAAAGACAAAAAACACATATTAGACTTCTACACTGAAAAAGCACCAGGGCTTTTAGGATCCGGTACACCGATTAAACATATAGTAAAAAATGATGACTATGAGGGAATTCATCACTACGATACTGCTAAAGTGAAACATTCACGACTTAATGTAGATAATATGAAAAATATAGGCGATTATATCCACGAGCTTAAAAATAAACCAGAACCAAGATTTGTTGGAGCCAATTCGGCATCAGCTCAACACAAAACATTCAAAACAAGTCTACCCCAGAAAGAAGCTATTGATGCATTCACATCACATTTACTGGATAAAAATTCAGATTTAGATTTACATTCTAAGAGCGAACATGGAAGTGTATTGAAAACAAATGCTGAAAAGGCTGGTCAATATGGGACGAGAAACACACACATGATTCACTATATGGATGGACATATTCATCATACAGTATCAAATGATAGTAACTCTATATCTAATTCTACTATCATAGAATCGGCGCAATAAAAAGGGGGGCATTGCCCCCCCCCCTAATTTTAGATTTGGTTTACTTAAGCCCGTTTGGTGTATGGTTTGAAAACGTGTTCGCCAACAATGTTCTTTGGGCTGATGCGCTTCTGAACACCGCTACGAGAGTTTTCAACGAT